CGGTCATGGATGCGACTCGTAGGTTTGGTCGTGGTGCGCGATACCCCGACCGCGCACGGTCTACCTTGTTCATAGTTTTTCTTTGTTTCTTGCTAACCATTTAAGTGGGTTGGAACTGTATTGACAATCTGTAAAATTAGTCAGGGGGGGAAGGTCATCGTAGTGTATTGCTGGCCATGATTGCTCCATAGCGATCTGCAGGTCAGGTGTTATTCCGAAAGCGCGCCAAAAAGAGACTCGCCCACGATCAGATACCCGCCCACCTCTAACGCCAGTGGCCATATAGCCCAATCCACTATCATATACTCTAGATACCCCCCCAACCAACTGTCCGGTGTGCTTAATAGCCTGGTAAAATGACTCCCAGACAGGTACACCTCGAGTCAACTCAAGACCACATACTCCGATTGCATCCCTCCATGTGTTGAACTCGCCCAAATTGGCCCACCCCAGCAACGACACGCAATCCTTGGACATAGCTGTCCAGGGGTTGCGCACCATTCTGTAGGCATCACCAACCCAAACGGGTTGTGCTTGGCAGAACTCAATGCGCTCAAAGACATCGACCACAGGCTCACGAGTAAGTTTAAAACCGAACTCAGTGAACCACGCGTCAATGCCATCCAACATATGGAGGCTCTTGCGTGAACAAATCACTACACAATCGTCCCCATTGTTGGCGAGGCGAGCCTCCATCCCAACATGCTCAAAATAAGCCAACACAATAGATGACATAATCAGGCAGTTGCCCATGCCGGTGTTTATATCACCCGACATGCGGCACCCCTTAACTTCATACTTAAGGAGCGTCTCCCCGACACGACCGAACCCGCGGTTGTGTAGCTGCCACCCCAACAGTCTCCTAAGCTCTTTAGACCGAAACACATCGTTGTAGACTGAATGCTCATACGCTAGAGCTTGACCAGAAACATGCTGATCAAACCGCGAGGCATCCAACCCAACTGCAACGGGATCGGTAAAAGAACTCCAGGATCTGTGAAGCGCGCTAGCCACTCCATCCGCGTTCAGACCTTTCAAAACCACTTGGTAGCCGAAACATCTTTTAAAACCACGACACAACTCCTTTTCAAACAACTTCAGGTAGCGACCCACCTCTAAGTTGTATCTAGGAGACCTTGGCTGGATCACACGAGGTGCGGGGTCACCCTTGGCTGAGAAGTAAACCTTCTCCGCCTTCACAAATGTACTAACATAGCTATCACTCAAAGAGATCCCACGGACACGCAGGGACTCGAGTGCTCTAGCGTACACAGCCTGTTTGCGACCGCTATACAACGTGGGGTAATCCTCACGTGACACAACGGTGGTCGGACACAGGTGCGACACCAGGCGGTCTCTCAAACCGGTCAATCTAGTGAACACATTCGCTTTGGGTTTCCTACAAGGCAGCAACTTGCCCTGATCTGAGACGTACAACACACGCTCAGCCACTCCTCGCATTAAATTATTTACAGAAGAGTTATGCACACCGAAATGGACCCCAGAACCAAATCCATTAAGTATGCGCACACTCCTGGTCTTACCCTCACGCTGTGGTCCGGACAGGGTGATGCCTGGGACACCTGTCGGGTAACGAACAGATGTC